CGAAATTAAATTTCTTATGACTCTCTTTATCACAGTTTTCAATCCATGAGAAAACCTCGTGTCCGGACTCTCTTAAAATAGTCGTGAGCATTTCGACTCCGTGCTGATTTCTCCAACTTGATGCAATGTAAATTTTCATGATTAATTTATTAAATAGTTTAACTTTTCAAAATCTGATTCCTCCCACACGTAAGTCAGATTTCCGCCTGACTTACCGTTTGATGTTTTAAGTCCTAATTTCTTAGCGTACTCGGTTAATTCTTCTGATCTAAATTTACGCTTATGAATTTTCTTTAGCCTGTTGGCGACTTGTGTTGGCGTCATTGCGTTACCTCCCATCGTTCAATCTGTTGTTTAATTCCTGATAAAACTTTATCCCAATCATTCCGAACCAACTTCACATTTCTTGTTTCTGTTGAATGAACTCTTACCATTGTCACCCGTTTTAAAGTTTGTCGTTCCGGCTTCATAATCTTTACTTTAGCCGGTTTCTTTTCTTTAATCACTTTAAGTGGAATCTTTGAAATCTTATCGAGGGTTCCGGAGTGATTTGTTTCGTAACGTGAAGCATTAAATTTGCTCACCTTATCTTTGTTATTTTCCCTCCAAGCTAAATTTTCAAGGTATCGACAATGTTTACATCTTCCACTCTTCGGTGGAAATTCCTTTTCTTCTTTTTCTTCGTTACAACTGCTACAAATTTTCATACTCTTTGACTTTCTGTTTATAAACTTTGATTAAGATTCCCAATTCGAATACCCCCATAGTGGAAGTTCCGTGCTTTTTTACTTCAAGTAAATCGGTTTCATATTCTCCGATCTTTTTAAGTAGTCCTTTACGATAGCCCTGTATATTTCCTTCGTCAAATCTATTACAGGATAAACATTGAGCGTTGCAGTTCTTTTCATCATACCTTGTTGTCATGTGTTTTCGATTGATATAATGACCGCAATCACACGTCTTGTATGTTATTACCTTTTGACACGAAATACAGCGACCTACTCCCCCGGGTGTATCCCTTAACCGTATGAATTTAGAAAAAGGAATATCCAAAGCTTTAACCAGGGATTGTTTTGTTTTTACAACTTTTGATTTTGGTATCATAGTTTTAAAATAACTTCCTCACCAAATTCACAATATATTCCTTCTGATATACACTTTTCTGTGTCCGTTGGGCTATAACAATCACAGTTCTTTCTACAATCAATTTTCTCTACACATTCCTGTGACTCCTTGCAATAAACGAAATCTGATGTTTCATAAGTAGTTGGAACTGCTTCCAATACTTTCATTTCCGTTATGCCTTCACTTTTCATTTGATCTTTAAAAAATTCTTCTGAATGTGCATTTTCGGAATCTTCATCTTCGAAATAAAATTTCTTTTTCATATGGTTATTTATTAAATAGTTCAGCGATTAAGTTAATTGTACTTTCTTCTACCTGTTCAGTTGATCCAGTTATAGTCGAAGCCATATCTTTTTTCTTTTGAATAATATCATATATTTTTTCGTCAATAGTATGTTTTCCTAAGAAATAAGAAGCAGTTACAGAATCAACTTGTCCAATACGGTGAGCCCTATCTTCGCATTGTTCACAGTCTGCAAAATGCCAAGGAAACTCAACAAATACGACATTACTTGAAGCTGTAAGAGTAAGACCTACACCACCTGATTTAATTGAGCAAATAATTAAAGTACACGTTGGATCTGTTTGAAACCTATCGACTGCAATTTGTCTTGCTTCTTTAGAATCTAAACCAGTGACTGCAACAGCCTTTGGAAATAATTTCCTAAACTCATCCCCCACCTCGTGTAGGTGTAAAAATAGAATTACTTTTTCATCTTGTTCTAAAAGAGAATTTACATAGTCGGCTACTGCCAAGACTTTTCCACGGGCTGAAATTTGCCTGAGAACATTGATCCGGACCATTACTTCACCCTTCATAGATTTTTGAATCTTTTCATCTGAAGCCTGTTTATATTCTCTCAAATATCTCACAAGGTCAGCTTCAGCATCTATATACTCTTTTCTGTTTGAGATTTCGCAAATAACAGTCTGCCTAACCTTTGCGGGAAGATCTTTAAGTACATCGTGTTTCTCTCTTTGAAAGAAACAAGTCTTATTTAATCTGTAATTCAGTTCTCTTAAATTACTGGCTCCTGATATCCCGGCGCAATACCGATTTACAAACCCGTTATACCCTCCAAAGTCCGGAAGGCGTCCCATGATGTGAAGTTGAGAAACTAAATCTTTAGGGTTATTGATTACAGGTGTTCCTGACAATAGAATTACATATTCTTTCCCCGAAGCAATACCCATGCAGAATTTTGAACTTTGAGCAGATCCATTCTTAACCCTATGAGATTCATCAATGATTATGCTTTTAAACATTGCTATTTCAGGTTTAAACTGAATATGTTTAAGAGTTAATCTTTGCCCTTCGGTATTGGTCATTTTAAAAACAAAGTACTTCTTAAGGCTCTCAAAATTGGTAATGAACACATCAGTCAATCCGGCTGAATAGAATTGTGGGAAAGTTCTTTTACATGAATCTTCTAAAACCATTGAGCGATCTTTACCCGTTACTTTTTTAAACTCCCGTTTCCAGTTCTCTTTCAAAGTCGAAGGGCAAATAACTAAACATGGATAAGCTTTAGGAGTGTGAACCGTTGCGATTGCTTGCATTGTTTTTCCAAGTCCCGGCTTGTCACCGTTTAAGAATCTCTTAAGGTCTAAGCCTCTTTGTATTCCTTGAAGTTGGTAAGGATAAGGATTGAACCCCTCAGCTAATTTAAGTTCTGTTGTGAGCTCCGGCATAGGGATTACATCGAATTCTACCTCTTCACTTAAAATTACTGCTTTGCCAAATTTAAACCCGTAACGAGTTGCGAACGTCTGAACGCTTTCTTCGTACTCTAATGGAACTAACCAGCATTTGTTAACGCCATCCCACCTTTTACCAGGTAGGAGTTTTACGGCGTCAACTAATTGTGGTCGGTAAGCAAAAGAGATAATAAAATACTTATCCGATTTTTGAATGTTCATGATAAGGATTTAATTTGTTCGTCAATACGTTCTTTTCTCTTCAGGTAAGTGTCTTCATGCTTAAGTTCGATACGGGTTGTATCGTCTGTGTAGGTCTCTTTCGATACAGATAAGATAATGGATTGAACATTTTCCGAATAGGTTACATCTCCCGAAATGGATTGTTTGCGGATATATGAGCGAACGATTCTATTTTGAATAGGAGTATTCAAGTTTTTACAGTTTTCAATGTAACTTAATGACTTATCAAAAGTATCCTGAATCTCAGTTGATAGGCTTGAATCACGAAGCATAAGACCGTACATAGCTGCAATTTCAATCTTAGTAAGTGGAAAGTCAATACTGCTGAAATCACTTTCTGTCATTAAGGTTCTGACATCTTCAATTATCTTTTCTTTCTTGATTTCTCCGTTACGTTTATCTTTAGCCTGAAGAACAGGGATTTCGTTTGATTCGGCTGAGTCATTTACTAACCCCTCTTTAATCTCAACACACCTTGCATCGTTGTAACTGAATACGCCAATACACCACACCATTTTCAAGACTCCGGATTCGATTTGCTTGTCTTGAATCTCTCTTTTTTCAGTATCTTCGGAAAGAGAAACTACACTGATATCATCCCAGTTTAAAAATTCAATACCAAGGCTTTTCAATTCTTCGATAATAGCTACTGATTGATTGTTGTTATATGAATCACGACAAATCATCTTGTAACCTTGTTGGTCATATTGTAGTGCTAATTCGACCTGATGTTTAATTACTTTATCAGAAAAGCAATTATTATTTGAACAGGTATTTTCTTTGTATTCTTCAAATAATAAATTTGCACCGCAACGGAATTGACACGCTTCACATTCTGATTGATCAAATTGAACACCATCCAAACTGCTAAAGTTACTTTGTAACTGATTTTTTATTTCCGCTACTTTTCTTTCAGTCCAATCGGCCCAACTTAGTTTTTTTTCTCCGTAATGTTTTTCGAAGATGCCTAACTGTTCAACCGGATCCAGTTTGCAAATCTCTAAGGCGTGACTTAATTGTAGTTCTTTCTTTTCAAGTAAGTCAACAAGTTCCGGAATGAGTTCATTAAGTTTGATTCTCAGTCTGATAAACTGAACTGACTTACCAAATCGAGCCGCTAATTCTTCGAAGGAAACATTCCGTTTGTGAAGTTCAAAGAATGCCCGGGCTTCGTCCATGGGCGCCACATCCTTACGCTGCAAGTTTTCTGTAATCATTGCATCAAAGGCCTGTTCGTCTGTCATTTCTTTTACGATACAAGGGATTACTTTCATTCCCGCAAGTACTGAAGCTCTGTATCTTCGAGCCCCGCAAATGATTTCGTAACAGGTTTTACCTTGTAAGGAAACAGGTTGAAGTATTTTCTTATCTTTATAAATCCTTACTGTGATTGGTTGTAATAAACCTTGTTTGCTAATACTTTCTGAAAGTTCCCTGACTGATTCTTTATTAAAGAATTTACGGGGGTTCATTGGGCTTTCGTCAATTAAGCGACAATCTATTAATTCAATTTGAGGTGTTGTCATAATTTGTTGTTGTTTTATTCCGGTGCAATTTCTCACACCGGATTTTGATTAGTTTTGTTCAAATGATTCAGTTGATCCGGATAAGCTTCCACCGTCAACGAAAACTTCGACGGTTGCTTTTTTCTTTCTACCTTTTCTCTTTGGCTCTGTCCCATCAGCGATAATTGGAGCGGTGTTTTCATCTTCCTGGTTGAAGTCTATCTCTACTTGTTTGATCGCACACTTTCCATCTAAATACAGTTTAACCTCTTCGATACATGCTTGTACATCAATTTCTAACTCGTCTCCATTTGGGTAATCTTTCCCGTCGTATTCTACTACAGGAGTTTCAAGACTTAAGATTTTTTTTGTGCTTAATCTTCGACTACCTTGAAGCGTTACTCCTTCACCCTGTTTTCCTTCAGCGATCATAAACCCGCTTACTTCGAAATCTTCGGGCAAACCGTTCATTTCACACACTGCAATTAAATGACTTTCAAGTTTTTTGAATGATTCTAATAAGTCTTCGTGTGCTAACGTTTCGCCCGTTTCTGTACATTTAGGCTCTACGTTCCCGGCACTTGAATGATACAGACGTGTAAACTTCACATCTACTGTTCTACCTCGCTTTAATGAGGCCGATTTGATTTTTCTGATACTTTCGATTTCTTGCATTTTTTATTATTTAAATTGATTGTAAAATTCTTCCCAGTAAATGTCTTCAGGGATTGGGAGTATTACCCTGAATTCTGACGCTGCATCAGCCTGTATTTTGTTTAAAAAAGTTGTGAATTTGTCCGTTGGTAGAGTAGATGTACCCCCTGAGAATTTACCATCTTTGTAAGTACATCTTTCGCCTAAGAACTTTTCACAGTAGTATTGATAGAAGTCCATCACTTCACTTTTGGTATCTTCTGAAAGGCATCTAAACCACATGAACATTAATGAATTCTGGTCTATCGATCTTTTAGGCTTTCCGAACGAAATTAAATGTTCCCCGTCCTTTGAATCTTCTAATAGGAATTTAAATCCTTTTTCTAATTCATCAGGAAATTGAATCCTACCATTCAGTTTTTTATACCGGATAGTTTTCATTAATTAACCTCAACCAAATTGAATACTTCATCGAATTTAAAATCAAGAATTGAAAGGATATTCATTCTTTCATACCATTCAGAACCGCCATCCGCTGTAATTTTATTGACTAATTGTTCGTGAGATCCAATAAAGCATCCGGCCACATAAAACGGTTTATTTTCACCTTTAAATTTATACCACAGATGATTAGTTCCTTGCGTGGCGACATAGGAATCTGTTGTGTGATAAATACGTTTGTCAACGAAACCGGGTGTGTTCGGATTGCTTGCGGCACGTCCGCGGACAGACCAGTCAGAATCTTTGGCCAGATCACTCAATACCTCAGACGGTGTGTTCGGATTGCTTGCGGCACGTCCGCGGACATCACAGTCAGAATCTTTGGCCAGATCACTCAATACCTCAGACGGTGTGTTCGGATTGCTTGCGGCACTGTTGCGGACATCACAGTCAGAATCTTTGGCCAGATCACTCAATACCTCAGACGGTGTGTTCGGATTGCTTGCGGCACGTCCGCGGACATCACAGTCAGAATCTTTGGCCAGATCAC